CAAGCAGGCAAGGAATCATCAGGACTCCGAACCAACCAACATACAGACGATTGTCGGTTGAAGTAACCCAGTTGCAGAACTGTTCCCAAATATTCGATTGTGATTGTTGACGTGAAAGCGTAGCAGTCATTTTTTTAAACAAGTAGTAAGACCATCAGGGAAATGGTGGAGTTACTATGTTCCCCGCACCCTAAGCGGGGATATGAGAGACGTACTTTATACACCCTATAGGTCTCGGTTTGGGGTGTTAGACAATGTTAAGATTTATGAGAAATCCGTAACATTTGTTTACCTATTTATTATAGTACGATCTTGGGGGCGTGTCAACAGGTGTGTGCCAGTTTTCAAGGTGTCTTTTGCTAAATACTAGCAGATATCAATTTTCCAAAATAAATGAAAAAAGCATTTATTGCTTTTGGAATGTTATTGATGACGGCAGCACCCGCATATGCCGATATTACACATAAAATCTCAACATCAGTTCAACTATCTGTCGATGCAGCTGCTTCACAAGCAACTAGAATCGGTAGTTCATATTCAGTAAGTGGTAATAATGTTTCTGCTACTCTAGGTGGTCTTACAGCACCTTCTGGAAGTAATGCTGCAACTATGACTGCTGGAACATATACTCAGACAACTGCTGGTGACGCTTTCAGTTTTTCAGAAAGTTTCACAGCAGGAGATGCAGTCAATACAGCAGGAACAACAGTTAGTAGTGGTGTCGTACCCTCCTTACCTGCATTTGGAAGTGTCACAACAACTGCTGGTGGTGTGGCTGGTTCTCTCGCTGGTAGCATCAATTCTGCTGGGGTTATGTCACTGACTGCTGGTGGTGCTGGTACAAGTGCTACTGGTCAGTTCGTAAGTGAGATTACTATCAAATAATTCAAATAGATAGATACTCATGGATAGATTACACGAGGCAATCTGTCTTGGCGGTCTATTAGGAATACTACATGGACTGTTTGCTCCTGTAGCAGCAGTCCCTGTGGTTCCTAACTTCACTCAAGGAAGTATGACTAGCCACACGGAAACAAGGCAGACAATAACAGAAACCATCAACTCGATGGATTACAACACAGGATATCAATATTCTGCAACTGGGAGTGGAATCACTGTCAACGGTAATCTTTCTCCAGGAACAGGTGCAACAAACGTAACTATAGATGGAGTGACTTCATCATGGACAGGAATCACAAGCAAACCAACATTCACACAAACAACACCAGGAGCAGCGTTTCAGTTCACGGAAACCTATCAGGGTCCTGGTTTAGTAAATCAAACAATAATTCAAAGAACCACAGAGGTTACAAGCGTAACTGATACGACCTCAATTTTTAGTCAATGATTTAAGTGCCTCATAGAGCATTCCAATTTCCTCTATGGTGGCATTATTTTTTATACGATTAGCACGGGCAGAAATAATCCAAACATTATCTCTGGTATATCCTTTGGTACTATCAATCCTATCAACAGAAGGGGAACAATCTTGATGACTATGACTTCCTGGTTGTAATTTTATTCCAAGCACAGGGCAGTATTTTGGAATAACAATATCTTTTAGTTCCAAAGTGCATTCCTCACCTCTTCTTTTGGCATTACGACGAGCATAATTCAATAATCGTCTTTCATTCTTGGTAATAGGATCTGATTTTGGATGCGTATAACCAGCTGCTTTTCTACATCCACAACTTACTACTGGTTTTCTTCCTCTAAATATAGTAGAACTAATAAGTTTTTCTTTATTACATTCGGAACATTTACACCAGTAAGTTCCTCTCTTATTTTTCTTAGTTGCCTCTTCATCCTTACGAAGAACAAGAAGAGCACCAAATGTTTGTCCCGACAAATCTACAACTTTCATTATTGCGATAACATTATGTCTTTACTAAAACTATTTATACACAATAAAAGTTACAAGTATCTTCTCGCAATAGGTCTCAATGTACTCTTACCTTCGCAATCACTGGCAGAAACTGTTGGTGGTGTTTCTGCTACTGCGGCTCCTGTCGCCAATAGTTCTGGTAGTGTTACTAACCAAGCCATTCAAGTCCTTCAAGGTCCCTACATCACCAACACATATGGAGCAGGAATCCAATGTCAGGGGCCAACAAGAAACTTCACTCCATATGTAACTGGTAGTATTTCGGCACAAAAACCATACGAACCATATTATAATGATCCAGTCTATGATATGAGGGATTTGGACGAGGATGGTTCTTTAGATAATCCTGGCGATATTTTATATGAAGTTCCAACAAGAACAGGTCAGAAGGATAACTATAATCTTGGTTTAGGTTTTTCTATTACTTGGTCAGAACCATTAGATAAAAAACTACAAGATCAATGTAAAGAAGCAGCTGCTGCTAACATCGATTTGATGAAGCAAACAACTGCTAACAAGCGTTTAGACTTTGAGATCGCCAGACTGAAGAACTGTGGTGAGTTAAAAAAACAAGGTATCTATTTTCATCCTAAGTCACCATACTACAAAGTATGTGCAGATGTAGTTGTAACTAATCCTGGTGGAGTTATTCCTCCTCATATTCACAGTATTCCACAACCTAATGCTCCCTTTTCTACTGAATCGAAAGATTTAGGTGGTCCTATAGGCATTCAGGAATGAGATCTTAACTTTGCAAAGTTAAAAACTCTCTCTGGAATATTAATACCTAGTGCCGATTCAAATCCTTTGAATCCTGGTGCGGAGTTTGCTTCACAGATTTTGTATCCATCACTGTGAAATAATAAATCAACACCAGCAATATCCAGGTCAAGTGTTTTTGCAACTTGAATAGCAAGCATTTCCATTTCGTCATCTACGTCATGTGGGGTTCCTTCACCACCACGAGAGATATTTGCTTTGAATGATCCATCAGTAGATTTGCGTTGCATCGCACCAACAACTCTTCCACCAATCACGATAACTCTAAGATCTCTACCTTCAGACTCTTTAATATATTCTTGAATGATCATAGAGTTCTTAAAGTCTATTGAAGACACAAGTTCAGAAAGATCTTCAAACTGCTTGGCATTTTCACATAGATAAACTCCCTTACCATGTGACCCAGTTACAACTTTAAGGACACAAGGAAACCCTACTACCTTCTCAACTAACTCTGCCTTACAGGGAAATCGAGTCAGCATAGTTTTGGGAATAGGAAGTCCTGCTTGTGCCAGAATCTGGTTAGCATACATCTTATCCTTAGATGCTTCAATCGAAGCAGAGTTTGGTAGTGTCGGTACGTTTAATCTTTCAAACTGTCTGAGAACAGATAGATTAAAGTAACCAGTACCGCTCCCAGTACGAGCAAGTAGCACGTCAGGGAGAGACACAATATCGTTGCGAAAGCGAATGGACTTACGATCATCTCTGGAAACAATCAAATCGATTTCGTCTGCAAAGACTAAAGAAAAATCGATACCATATTTATCTGCTTCTTCGATAAATCTTTCCCTTTCATACATCTCAGTGGTGAGACGATTACCAAGCATCCAGAGTTTCATCAGTACCTCTTGATGCCTTTAGTGCCTACTGGTGCAATGGATTCCATTGCCCAGCAAAGTAATAGAACAAAACCTAAAACAAAAAGGTGAGCTAACATTACTCATCTCCAATAAGAATCTCTTGTTTTAATATCATAATCTGCCAGTCTTCCGTAGATAAAATGCAACCGAACCTCTGGCCAATCATCATATTTCCCATCCCAATGAGATGGATACACCTTTATATATTTCGTTATCGGATGTAGTTTAACTTTACCACGATTTCCATTTGGAACCCACCTAAAGTTTACCCACTTTTTTTCGGAATCGTAACCATCATCATCTTCTCCAAGTTCAACAAAATTTGAAGTACCAGAGTAATCAATAAGATATAAGTATCCGTGAGGATCTAACCAGTATTGTGACATAGTGCCACCAATACCTTCCTCAATATCTTTAGTTTGGCATTCTACATCAGTAAAATCTGATCCAAGATCATAAGATGATCCAAGATCATAAGATGATCTAAAATAATCGAACATTCCCATTTGAACACCTCGATTGATTCAATCCTTTTTCTTTTCTTGTAAAGTTTCTAATGTATCAAGTATCCCGTCAAATGACTGAATATTATCGATACGACAAATAATTTCCGAGATTGCATTGCACACAACTGGACGTTCTTGTCTTGCTGCATATGCTAGAGCATTGCGAAGATTTGATTCTGCTTCTTTAAGAGATTCTTCAACTGATTTAGAAAGAGCCATTATTTACGTTTAAAAGTTTTTCTCAACTGCATTATAGCATGATTTCTATCTCTTTGCTCAAGTCTTCTTTCGCTGACAGATAAAACCTTAATACTTTTACCCCTGATAGCAGCAATCTTTTTCATGATTTTCTTTACTGTAGGTTTAACAACCTTCAATAAAACATCAGCAAGTGGTTTTGCCATAAGTGCTGATGCCGTAGCAACAACAGCAATACTACCAGTGGTCATTACAGCACCAGGAGCAGGAAGACCAGCAACAATCTGCTCTGGAATAGGCACCTTCTCTGTGATCTGGACACACTCATTCCCAATCAACTCATATCCAGTTATCTTCTTTCGGAATCCCTCAATGTATGTTCCTACAGGTTCCTTTGCCTGCTGTGCTGCTGTAGGGCACTGAATGACCGCAGTAGCAGGAGGGGTTTGGGGTATCGGTAACTCAGGAGCGGCAGGGGGTTTAGTTTCTTTCTGTCTAGTGTCTACGTTTGGTCTTGGCGTTGGTAGTGCTTGATTTGGTTCAAAGTTAATAGGATTAAATGATGGCACCTGACCATCACAGAAAGTCATGTTACCTCTTGGATCAACTTCCTTAAGGTCTTGTGTTTCTCGTGTTTCTACACAACCAGGAATATCTACAACTGGAAATCCAATGTTAACAGTTACTGGAGGTGCATATGGCAAAGATTGTGGTGTATCCAATATCCAATCAGGGATAGTTGTAGAAATATCCCGTATGTTCACTCCTTGAGTGTTGATTGGTTTGATTTGGAAAACATCATCAATCATCTTTGAATAAGTCTACAAAAAATTTACTTACACCACACCATATATGATAAAAGAAAACATAGAGTGCAAAGGTGTTAGTAGCATCTCTTTGCACTCTTTTTTTATGAGTTGATGAAGACATAGTTTTGATTCAAAAACTTAATGACTATTTAACAAAACTAAAGCAGTATCAGAATCCTGGAATGTTAGGAAGTGCTGGCTTACTTCCAGAAACTGGACCAGTCATTGTTGGCATCTTTGGCATTGCACCAGAGATCATTCCAGGAAGAGCATCAGTAACTGCATCGGTAACTGCTTTAGTTACTTTCTCTTTAGCATCTTCAACGAGAGCATCCTTGTTGAGATAAAGATATGCGCCGCCACCTACCACAGCAGCAGATACACCAAAAGATAATAATGCAAGTAAGTTGATTAGTTTTTGCATTTTAGTTCTCTAGTTTTTTTAATAGATCATCTACATCACGTAGTTCAGAATAATACTTACAAGGATATTCCATGGAAATAGGATCATCATACACAATCATGTCAGTGCGACAATATCCATTACCTATTTCCATGTGACCAATGATAAAAAGAGTCATTAACATCATGGTTCTATACCGTTGGCATTATTGGGGGTTCTCCACCCTTCTTGTCTGGAGCAACTCCTGTGATTTGAAGAGGTGCTTGTTCAATGCGAATTGTTTGAGCAGGAGCAGTTTGTGCTGCAGCAGCGATCAGTTTTTCCAAATCTGCTTTAGAAACACCACCAGAGTTTCCCATTTTCATTGTACCATCACCTGACTTCTTTGCTGTTTGGACACCGAATGTAGCTAAGACTCCAGTGAAGACAGATGCAATGAAAGTGGGATCAAGTTTCTGTTCAGGAATACCAAGAGCAGGTGGTAACTTAATATATGCCAGAGTCAGAATACCACCAGACCAAATAAGAATACCAAGACGAACCATTGTACTGATTGCTTCCATCTGACCTTCATGGTCATCAGCAGCTGCTTTCAGTTTACCAAGAAGACCTTTCTTTTTATCTTCTTGTTTTACCTCCTCCTTAGGAGTTTCTTTTATCTCATCCGCCATCGTCGGAATGCAGGGGCACTGCTATTTATTCTACAAGAGTCCCATGAGCACGTCTGATCTCTCGCAGTTCTTCAAAGTCCTTTTGCTTGGTTCCACCATCGTATGCCCAAGCATATCCCTCTTCAATCATTTGTTCGTTGAGGGACACGTCGGCGTCTCCGATATAGAGCCAGCCGAGAAGACGCCCATACTTTCCAACCCCACCAACAAGCTCAGTACGAATAACGAGATCGTCGTCCCCGTCAATAGCGCCCTTAAGTCTTTCTTCCAACCAGTGAGTAGCGTCATAACCCAATACCTTTTCTTCTTCATCTCTAGTGCGTTTCTCTGGAGTATCTACCCCAGCAACTCTTACACGTTCTTTCTTATAAAGATCAAATCCCAGATCAATGGTGACATCAATGGTGTCTCCATCAAGGACTTTGTTGATCTCTACTACTCGGAAGTTGTAACATGACTTCCTGCTTGGGGGTATCATTGCTCCCATTTTTGATCTCCTTTACTTCGGGTGAGATTACAATGCCAGCTATGGTGGTGATTGAAGCAATCACTGCACCAGCGCCAGCAATCCACTTTTCATTTTTGCGGATTCTTCCACGGAGTTCAGAGTCAAGTTCTTTTACTCTGGTTTCCAACTTATCTATATGAGCATAAAGTCGGTCCAAATCATCACCCTTAGGGCAATCATCCAACTGCTGTTGAATACCAATCATTTTTTCACGGTAGCTACCGAATTTTGCTTCTAAGTAAGTAATGCGAGAATCCTGTTCATTGTCTTTATGATCGACTCTCTCAGTCATTACTTCTTCTTACCCCCATTTTTAGCTTTCTTCGCTGTTGCGTTGCCCTGGTTCTGCTTCTTGTTGTTGGCAGTGCCCTTCTTGCCCTTGTTTG